GTGGTCTTATGTTTTTTGACAACCAACTGTCACTTCTCATATCTTCTCTCCACCTCTCTGTTACATTTTTTTGCATTTCTGCTTCTGCATCTATAAGAACTTTTTTAAGTTCCATTTCAAAAGATGCTTTTTCTTCTTTAGTTTGTATAAACCTGTCAGCTATGTCTGCTGCTTTTTCAGCCATATCAATACCTGTCTGACCTAAAATTTTACTAAAAATACTCACGATTGTTTTCTAATGTGTTCTAAGATTATATCTATTTTTCTTTTTACCTCTTGCATATCCGATGCGTTTTTTTCATGGTATTTAGAAAACTGTCCTTTAACTTCATAGATACTAAAAACAAAAAATTTATATAAAGCATATAGAGCTCCTAAAAGCAAAACTAAAGATAAACCATAACCTTCTATTAATTTTAAAATATCTTCCATAACTTATCTTAGTTTTTTTTCTATTCTTTGTATAGACTTTTCAATCTTTGCTATATCTTCTTGTGTTTTAAATATAGCCTGTTGAAGTAGTTGTTCTCTTAACATAAACTCTTCTTCAGTTACTATTGGCTCTGGCAGTTTCTTAGCTTCTTTGATTTCTGCTTTTAAGTTAAACCACCCACCTATAACAGAAGTTACTATCACTAAAATAAAACCTATCATTCTAAGATTTATACTTACTGATGTATCTTCTGATAGTGGTTTCATTATTCTGCTGTTGTCCAATTAGAACCTTGTAGTTCTGTTAATATTTCTGCGTGTGTGTAAGTATCTACGTCATTCAAAAACAAAGGAGTTTCTCCTTCCCACTTAGCTATAAACAATAAACCATCATTAGACTTTCTTATTGTTTCTTTACTAGACTCTAATACTTCACCAAAATCGAATACTGGGTTACCCTCAGCGTCTACTTCGTCTAATAATTCTATGTCACATATTGCGTATTTTCTCATAATTTTAATTTTTAACTTGGTACGTCATTTGTTATATCTGCTTCACTCATATTTGTCATCAATCCTGCAACACCATTTACTTCTTTCATACTTACATTTGTAATTCTACCAGAAAAAGTACCTATACCATATACTTGTAAAATAAAGTTTCCTGTATATTGTGGTTGAAAATATGTAACAACAGTAATTAGTTTGTTTGTTTCTGTGTTTACAAATCTACCTCTAGTAGTATTAACATTATCTTCTATAAAATCACTAAACAAGTTAGTTTGACCACCACCACTTAAATATTCTCTCGTATATTCAACTCTATAAATCTTATCTTGTTCAATTGCAATAGTTTGATATATTTGAGAGTTACCTGTTTGTTGGTTGTCTCTTACTGCTCTATTATTAGCTGTGTCTATTGTCCAACCACTACCTGCACCCCAACCTGCATTTGGCTCTCCAACAGCTATACTAAAATCACCATTAATCACTAACTCACTACCTAAGCTTGGTTCTATCATATCACATATAACACCATCTGTCAATGTAGGAGAGCTACTTCCTGTTTGGCTCATGAAAAAATCTAATATACCATCACCCATTCTGTAATAGTTTCTAATCTTAGTAAGTGGTGCGTCTGTTACTATTGTAGGTGTGTTTTCCATTAATGCAGGATTGCCATTTACTTCTTTTACTGATACGTTAGACAAAGTTGCATTAGAAGAAGGATTACTACCATAAAACTGTAATCTGTTAGTATCACTATCTGCAAAAAAATAAAAGTTTGTACCAACTGTAAAGGGTCTCCTAACTGCTGCTGCATTAGCAAAGCCATGTCTAAACCTTAAATTACCTGTACCTTCTGTTGCTACTTGATATATTTTACCATGTGTTAGTGTATGGTTAGTTTGGAAAATCCAATCACCACTATTGTCAAAACTAACTACACCATTAGATATTTCTACCTGATTACTATCCCAGTGATCTAAACCTTCACTAAAATCACCATCAGTGACCTCTTCACTACCTAAAGTAGCATTTGTTTGATCTGCTATTAATCCTGCTTCGTCTAGTGTGCCATCACCCATTTTCCAATAACCTATTAATGAACCATCTAAACCTGCTGTTGATGTTAACAAATTACTAGGTACTCCTTGATTATATAATTCACCAACTTGGTCTGATGAAAGTGTTGTGTTAAATATACCTATTTCATCTAATTTACCATTTAAAAATTGTTGTAAACTATTTGATGCACCAAAAGTTAAATTATCTGTACTGTTAAGGTTAGCATTTATCATACTGGAATTAGTTACACTGTCTTTAATAACACCATCAATATATAGTTTTGCAGTTCCTGATGAAGTGTCCCAAGTCAATATTAAATTATGCCAGTTACCATCTAACTCATTAGTTACAGTAACTCCACTAAAGTTTATACTATTATTACTTGTATCTTCTATTATAGTATTAAAAAAGTTACTACCATTATGACAACTTATTTGCCAACCTGCTTTAGTGCCAACAGAACCAGTATTTCTAGTTTGTACTAATCTCCATACTGTATCAGTTGTTTTAAACCAACATGATACACTAAAATTTGTATTATTAAAATCTAAACCACTTCCTGCATCTAAATAATCATCTGTACCATCAAAATCAACACTTTTTGTAGATACTATAACAGGGTCTGCTGACTTGTAGTTACCACTATTTAATTTAAGGTTACTAGCTACATATTTTTGTTCTTCTACCATTACATTACTTAACTCTAAAGATGTATTGCTTGTAAGAAAAAAGCCAAAGTTTGCATTGACACCTGCACCTGCTGTTAAGATTTGTGTAAATGTTCCGTTTTCACTTATTACAGTATCACCAGTAGAACTACTACCACCAAACAACAAGGGTTTAATAGTACCTGATGAATAATTTGTTACTGTAAAATGAACTCTTATTTTTGTGCCTTCTGAAAATACTTGTAGACTTTGATATAAAGAATTACTAGCATTCGTAAAAACAAGTTTACTATCTGCAAACGCTGCCCCTGTTGGTAATGTCCACCTGTCGTTAGGGTCTACTTGTTTTACTGATACGTTGTCTACTGAACTTTCAAATGCAGTTCCACCTGTCCTTCTTCCAATAACTAAAGTAGAGTTACTACCTGCAGTAAAATAAAAAGTATAAGAACCACTTGTTGTAGCAACTCCTATATTCTCATTAGTAGCCCCATCTTGAAACTTTAAACCAAGACCACTTGTTATAACAACGTCTGCAGTTACTTTATAAGTAGAACCTGAACTTGTAAATATATTTGATTGATTTATGTAAACAAACGTAGAACCATCACCAACAATATTTGCCTTACCATCACTTATAGTAGCTCCAGAGCTTTTTGTCCAATCACTATCGGTAGCAAAATCTCCATTTGTAACTAACTCACTACCTAACTCATCAAACCTACCATTCTGTACTAAGTTAGCACCATACTTTATTCTGTATATCTGTGTGACCTCTGCTGCTGTTAATGCTCTGTCATATATTGCCAGTTCGTCTATTTTACCTAAAAACTCTACTGCTCTGTCATCAAAGTTTCTTGCACCTATTTTTGCGTTTGTAGTTACGCTAACTGTTTGTGATGTGGTGGCTGACTGATCTAAAGAACCATTTATATATAACTTTTGTGTTGTTCCGTCATAAGTACCTACTATATGCACCCATTCATCTACATAACTATTTGTACTAGTCAAGGCACTATCATTTACTCTATATATTATATTTTCAGACGAATCTGTCCTTAATCTTATACCATCATTCGCTGAATCTCTTGAATCAAATATAGTTTTACTAGAACCACTATTAGTAATTTTAACCCAAGTGCTTATAGTGTGTTGTGTATAGCTTATAGGTTCACCTAACTGTATAAAGTCATCTACACCATCAAAGTCAACGCTATGATTGTTTTGGAACTTATATATAGGTTCTCCTACAGTTATTTTATTTCCAAGCTGTAACATTATTCGTTTGGTTCTCCATCTGTTTCTCTATAACCTATTGCTAGACCACTACTTAAAGTGATTGCTGTTATACGCAAAAAGATAGTAGTACCTGCTGGTATAGTAGTTTGTAAGTTACTATCTCCATCTGCGTTTGCTACTGTAATGCTTGATATTACGCTTTCTTGTACAAAGTGTACTGCATAATAATCCTTACCAGTTTGTGCGTCTGTAGTAAAGATATTATTACCACCACCTTTACCTAACATCTCTTTTAATAATGCGTTGTCTGTATCGTATCTACTCATTGTTTTTTATTTTAAATTATTAATATGTTGTTGTGCATACTTGTAAGTGAAAAAATATGTCACCTCCTGTATCTCCTTCTGATTCTTCTTTTAAAAAAGCTACTAAAAAATCTCCTGCTGCAAGACTTGCACTAGTTATCGTTGTTTCATTAACAGATATTAATTTACCTATACTTCCTAATCCTGTTACTGAAATTTCATCAATCAAAACTGGATTTAAAGTTTCAGTATTATTAGCTATTGGTGTAATTTTTGCTATACCTATTTTAACAGGATTGGTAAGTGCTGCTGACACCCATCCATAAATTTTATAAACAGTAGATGTTTCTACTATAACATGATGAGCTCCTGTTTTCATAAGAACTATTGGTGTTATTGGAATACTTGTTAAAGTAGCAGTGCTTGTGTTTGAATCGTATTGATTTGGTGATTGACCATCAGTCATTGGTTGTGACCTAAGCCAACTGTTTAAAATATCAGACTGTGAATAACCTCTAAATGAATAAGTCTGTTTACCTAAACTTGTATTACTAATCCAAGATAAATTACCACTACTGTTTTTTGTAAGTGTTGTAGAATTACCTGCTATGCTAAAATCTTTAGGCACATGAAGATTTGCATTGCTTAAATTTTTATGTTCGTTATTTGCCATCTATATATTTTTAACAGTCATCACAAGGACAGTAGTCTTTCCAACTTGTATATGTTCTAGGATGATAATTTTTAGTATATATACTATCGTACATTATAATACCATGATTCTTGTATGCAAAACCTCTGTTTGGTCTGTTAGACTCATAGGTTGGATATAAACCATTTTGATCTTCATCCTCTACATAATCCATCATGTCTTTTAAATATACACTAGCCTTTCTATAAGTGTCTTGTTTGTATGCATTTAAGTCAGCAGGGTCAACAATAGAAGAAAACTCATCTATGTTGTTTACAATTCCCATACTAGAACTATTGCTTTGTACTTCATTTATTACTTCAAATCTAACAAACCAGCATAATGTTCTTGTAAGAAAGTCATCCATTAAAGTTTGATTTGCAGTAGATAAAGTACCATTATGGTGTTGTGTTTTTATTTCTTCATAGAACTTCTTACCTAACACTGGTTTGATATGTGCAAGTTCTGTCAGCAAAATAGAGTTGTTAGAAATCAATGCAGGGTCTGTGTTAGCGTTTGTAAAACTATTACTAATAACTTCTGCTGCTGTAACTAAAGGGTTGTATTGATTTACGTTTGCCATATTACTGTTGTATTTCTACTGATTTTTGTTCTTCTATTTGTCCATCCCCATCATCATCTCTTTGTGTTACAATGATTTCTCTATCTGCTATAAACATATCACCTCCTTCAAGTAAAGGAAAGTCCTCATCTAATAATTTTCTTTGCTCATTGATTGTCAATACTTCTTTAACATCTATATCTGTTATGTAAGAGATAGGTGGTTCAAAGTGTATCATTAACTCTTCTGGTTTATAATTTAACTCTCTAAACAGTAAAGTTCTTATACCATTTAATAACATATCTGATGTGTCTTTTACAACAGTTGTCATACATAAGTCATATGCTATTCTAATCTCACTTCCTGTGTTATTCATCTTGCCTGAACTTACTATACCTGATAAAGAAGGTTGCCATCTATGTGCAGTTATAATGTTTTGGTCAGTAATCTTCTGTAGGTCTAACCAACTACCATCTTGATCGTCTTTAATTATCTGTACGTTTGCTGGTGATGTGTCACCATTCTTTACAATAAATAATATCTTACCATTGTTGCCCTCTCCAACAAATTTCTTCTGTGCTTCTTTTACCATCTTCTTTGCTTCATCTTCTCCCATATCACCACTGATCTCAACAATTGCTGATGGTTGAAAACCATTTTGAAACTTTGTATGATTCCATTTACCAATCTCATAATCTACTGCAACGTGCTCTAGTGCAGCTACATAATCTGGTAAACCATAAAAGTTAAAAGTTGGTTCGTAATCTTTAAAATGAATAATAAACCTACTGTTATTTACTTGTGGGTAAATAGGTATTTTTTTCATTTTCTTTTGTTCCGTCTTGTATCTTGCCCAGTCAGGATGTATGTAAACTTCTTTCTTAGTTTTTGACATTCTAACTGTTGTTGCATCTACATGATATAGATTCATACCACCTTCATATAATACACCTTCTAAATATGCATTGCCAAAAGTATAGTAATCATCTGCTAATTTTTTATAAACATCTCTAAGAGATTCTCCATCTGCATTGACATCTCTGATGTATGATTTAAGATTATCGTTTTTTGTAACAAACTTAGCACCACTTGTAAAGATTGTTTTTTGTGCTAATACACTTCTATGTGTAGATGATTTTCTTTTTAGCTCTGCGAGATATTGAGGAAATAAATTGTTTTGACCAAAAGGTATAAAGTCTGTGTATACTCTGCTTAAGTCTTGTGGTTCTTCAATATGTTGTGGTGTA